TTACAATGTAGTTAGCATCTAGTGGTTTCATTGTAGACCATCTATTTCCCATAACACAAATATACAACAGTGTAAGCATATTACCTAGACATTTCTATTTAATGTTGTGTTAAATGTTTGAACATTGGTATAAAAGTCTGATGCTTGTGTATCTGTTAAGCCATCTCCAATTGAAGAAAATGCAATTTTATTATTGGTATAACCTTGCGGATAAGGTAAACCCATAAAATTTAAATTACCAATATAGACATTAAAACTTGGCAAAGTCCCACCACTATTTCCACTTACTACACTTGTACCATTTTTGTACAATGTTGTTAATGTTGCACTTGTTTTTGATGTAATGCCAAAACCTTGTCTTGTTGCTTGTGTTGTTTGTATTGAAGTACCTAAATTTCTTGATGCGTATATTAATGACGCTAAAGAAGTTTGTACAAGTAGCAGTGTTTGAGTTGCTGAATTATAAGAACCCATATCAATAGGGTCAACACTAGTAGGAACATTATTTGTATTTAGATATATACTTGCGTGTGTTGAATTTACTGTTAAACTTGTACTTGGTATTAATGTAGTATCAAAAAACGCACTCGTTCCATTTGGCGTTACACCCGTACTCGCAAAAGTCCAACCGCTTGTAAATGTACCTGTAAAACTTGAACTCTTAAGATTCTGCGCACAAGCTGAAGCACTCGCCCCAACCATTGGGTAGATAGCCTTCATTGAAGTCCATATACCTGCACTCTTTAAATCTAAAACAAGTTGATTAGTAGCAAGTTTTTCCGTTGCTGAAAGTGTTCCACCTGCAACCGTCACTCTTGTAAAGAATGCTTGAGCATCAGAGTCAAACCCTTTCTTAACTCTTGGCTTTAAATTTAGTCCAACAGTTAACATAATTAGTGGATAAAAACCGAACCTGAGGTTAATTTAATTTTACCAAATTGCACATCGTTTTTGCAGAACATAATAGAACCTGCAGTCAATGTTTGGGCGTTAATTCCTAATGCCGTCACTTGGTTTGTCGCTAAATCGTTGTCATAGTATATCTCGGCTATTACTGCATCAGCGTTGATGCTTAAAGCACTAAATACTCGTGTTACTGTGGAAGTGCCAGTTACTAATTGACTTCCTACTGCTCCTGAAATTCTTTCTAAACTTGTCATATTATTTTTTTATTTTTTTTATAGTTGGGGTATTGCACATTCATCATAATTGAAAGGAGCTGATACGCTCAATGTAATTAAATGTCCTGCAATTTTATCTTTAAAATCGTGTACGAATGGGGTAAATGTTGATGTCTTGTCCAGGTCTAATTCGGTATGAAGATTAAGAGTTGCAAACAAGTCTAAACCGATTTGAAAAGTATCCGATTCAATTTCGACTTTGTTTAGTTCTCCGTCTTCAACCCTATCGCCTATTAAGATACTAAAATTATATATTATATCGTTCCCTGAGATGTTACTCGGTTGCGGACTAACCCAAAATAAAGGGTATTGCGTAGCCGTAGACGCACTAATTTCCCAAAGGTCGCCATACCCATAGTCTTTAATCTGCAAATGGTTATCTGCAAAATCTTTAAAGTATTGGTATAAGATATTTTTAGTTATCATTTTTTCTTTTCAATGTAAATCATCAACTTCTGCAAGTTCTTCTTAGTGATTTTCTTATTAGCAGTCTTTACAGTATGGGTAGTATTTTCGCTCATTGTTTGTTGTTGTTCGTCTTGACCTGCCTAAAAAGAAACCTGTGCTATATCCTAATTCTCTACTTTGAATATCTTGTAGTTTATTATTGCCTGACATCCATAGAGGGTAAATGTTTGAGTTCTCAGCTAAATAACCGCTTAGTCTTTTGCCGTAAAACTCAGCCATACGCCCCCATTTTTGTTCAATCAATTCAAGCTCTCTTTGAGATACTGGTTGTTGGTTGTCGCTATTTTGTGTTACTACACCCTTATTAGAAAAACGATAGTTAAATATTATCGCCCCATCAGCAATGGTTGCGTTGATAATAAAGTCTCTGATATACTCGTCTAACAAAGTTTGATTCAAGCCCGTTAGAGTAGATGCGTTTATTTGGTTTGCAATTTCATTGTAAAGGTCTGAGCCTAAAATTTGTTGCAGTTGTAAATCTTGCACCATTATAATAGTTTGAGCGATTAATTTATCGTCTACGTTATTCTCTATTACACCATATTTTTTAATGGTGGCGGTTGATACGAAAAGTGGTTTTAAACTCATTTCTATTTATTCTTTTTAACCAATACTGATTCCCAAAAATGTCTGCATGATGGAATATGAGTGACTGTCCCTTTAATGGTCTGCCATCCTCCCTTGTATTTAAATACATCTTCATTATAACCTCTTGTATTTGCTTCATTTTGCATTGCATCTATTTGCGCTCTTGAATATAATTGGTCTGCCGTTATTAAATCAACACAAAACGTTCTGCTTGTATCTAAAAGTTTAGGAGTTAAATTAGTTGTATATCTCCATTTAGTTTCCAATCCCACTTCTTGAGTCGGTGGCTCTTGTATCTCTTTTGGAGTTATGCTTATCTCTCCGTTGGTTTCGGTGTAGTCTACAAGTAAAGTATTTGACTTATTTAAGCGTTCTAAAGATTTGTATATTTCACTCTCGCTTAGTCCTAATTTCTTAGCCAAGTCAGAAATTTTAATCTTCTTGTTTTTCTTTATCGCCTCAATTAATTTATCGTCATCTTCCTTTGCAAAATTCTCAGAGTCTGAGTAAACAAAACAAGATTTTACTATCGTGTAATTTTCTGCAGGTTCGCCAATTTCTAAAAACTTAGCCAAGATAAAATCTTCTTCTTGACTGAATGCGCTCGTTTTTAAATCATCGCCCCCCAAAATTGCAGGTAAGCTTATTAATTGCCTAATTTCGTTAGTAGTTAAACTTTCAAGAATCTTAGGTGCAATTATAGGATTTGAATTTATAATAGTTAAGATGTCATCCTTCTTTACAAGGTTTGGCTTTTCAATTCCTAAACGCATATAAACCATATCAGCGAATGAATCCGCATCAATAGTTCTGCTTATCACTTCTGAGGTCAACTCTATTCCAATAGGGTCTAAAGTAGTAAGTTCAACGGGGTTGCCGATATAACCATACAAAGAAAGAATATAGTTCATGTCCTCCTCCTCTTCTTGTTGTTTTGGCTTTACATAAGTGTTAGAAAAGTGTTCCCAAGACAAATCAAACTCTGACCTGCCTCCACCCAATTCGCCTGGAGTCTTTATACCAAATAATAAACCATTACTTACACGATGTGAATAAAGAATCTTATTTATTGTGTCTTTGCTTAACTGCTCATACTGTTTATCTAAATCGTTACTTCTTAAAGGACTAATTGTCGGAGCGGTTGTGTTTGGATTCTGAAAGTTTAAAAGTATCTCTCCTGCGTTGTCCGTTCCTGAAGCTTTACTTTTAAAAGCGTGTTCAATCTCTATTTGCTCTTCGTCATTAATAGCCGTTCCATTAAAGAAAGTGACCATTGTTCCTGCACTAAATCCCGTTTTAACATTGTTAAGTTGGAAGAAGTTGCACTCAATGTCCGTTTCAATAGGCGTAGCACCACTATTGTACTCAGGCAATGGGTATATATCACTTGCAGGGTTATCGTCTATTAGGTAAAGGATTTGTTTGCCCTCTCTTTTTAACGGGTTAAACGCTGGTAATGTTACTGTGTCATCAGGTAAGCGACCGTTTGACTTCTTCCATTTAGAATTAGTGCTTTGTTCTCTTGTCCATTCCTTAGAGATGTAAAACTCTGACTTGTCTACGCAAGTTCTAATTGTGTTAAAAGGTTGAAGCTTGACACTTTTCATGTTCCCAAACACATCCCATTCAATTAAGTATGCACACCCCCCGTACAAAGTTCTTTCAAAGATTTTCTTTCTTGCTAATTCATCAGCCGTCTGAGAATTGTTTATAGAGTTTAAAGTTTTTTGTAACGCTATTTTATCCCCGTTCCAATCGGCTCGAATCTTAAAACCTTTGCCAAAAATATAAGTTGCCTTACCTTTTATTATCGCACCGTGTATTCCCGAATTGTTATAAAGATAAGATAAATAGTCTGAATAATCATTGTTCTTTCCATAAGGCACATAAACCATGTTTGGTTGTTTGCGAAAAATGGGAGTTTCATTCGCATATAAAGGAAATTTGCTAAATGAATAGTTATTAGTTTGGCTCATAGGCTTTTCTTGTTAAGGTTGATTCGTTTTCAATCCGTGAAGTCATCGTCTTATCGTAGGTCATTAGTCCGTTTTCAACCACAGTTAAACCAGTAGGCACTAAATTCGTTGAACTTACCTGCTCGTAAACATTGTAGGTGTATTCATCCCCTAAAGGTATCTGAATCTCGCCAATTAAAGGACTTGGAGTTGTTGTCTTAACTACTATTGTAAACTTATTATATCGTTCAGGATACAAGCTCGTATCACTTGCAATACAATAATACTTTTGCTGAGTTTGATTGTTAATAAATTCAAATAAATAGTTAGGATTGCTAATGGTTACCTTTTCAGATAACGTCAATACCACCACATTACTTCCTAAATTAAGTCTTATCATTACTTATATAATATTTAAAACTTAAATAAGTACAAAAAAAAAGGGAAGCCGTAAAGCCTCCCTTTAATTATTTATTAATTTATTAAATCAAAGAAGTGACAATCGCTTGAGACACGCCCAAAGGATAAGTCTTTTCTTCGCCTGTGAAAGTTAGAACAAAACCGTTAAGGTCATTCGCCGCTTTGCCAGTTCCTGCAGTTCCCGTAGATAGGTCTAAACCATTCTCAGAACCATACAAACTGAACAAACCGTTTTTGTCTTTAACGATAAACATCAAAGGCTTTTGAGCAAGTACTCTAATCTCGTTACGTTTAGCAACATCGAATTTATCTAAAGAAAATTCAACACTTTGCATAATGTAACCGCTTCCGCTTGTAACATCACCTGCGTTGTCCGCTTTAGCTTCTGCCGTGTTACGTCTAAGTTCATACTTATAGAACTTTTTGCCACCCGTCATTGCCATTACAGTAACCGCACCTGCTGAACTTGCAAAAGTAGCAGTATTTAAATACTCTAATTCTCCGATGTAAACTTCGTCTACGCCCCCGATACTATCACGACAGTCAAGGGTAAATCCAGTTGATAGTAAACAAGCCATGATTATACTAATTTAAAGGTTACGATTTCGTTCGGGAATTTAACCTGAGTACCCAATTTGAAGTGGATGTCTAACATCATAGTTAAGCTGATTGGATTTTCACGAATGTTGAACATATCCTCATCGCTTTCCAAGTCAGTTCCAATTACAAAGTTTGAAGTTCTACCAAGATGGATTCTGTTAGTACCGTCCAAACCATAGTAAGCAGCAACTTTGATTCCAGTTCCTGGCAAGATTAATTCTTGAGTTTGGTAAGCACTACCGTTTACACCATCATAGTAGAATAGGTTTGCATTTTTCAAAGCAAGAACTAATTTGTCAAAAGTGTCGCCACCTGCATAAAACTGCAAATCAGCTTTGCCTTTCAACTTCGCTGGAAGAACTTCCCACATACCATCGAATATTCCTATAACGTTAGCTGAAGTGATGCCTGTTCCTGTTGTGATACCTGTAGGGTTACCGTTTATTGTAGTTGCACTTGCATCTAAAATGATTTTGTTGAAACCATCAAATTGAGTTAAGTTGCTTCCACCTGAACCACCGATTGCAGACTGCCATAATGCAGTTTCTTTAGCTTCAGTCAACAAACCTACTAAGAAGTTTGTGAAGTCAGCTTCGAAAGCAATATAGTCATACATAGTGCCTGGACGTAAGGCTCTTTCAGTCCAAAAACCCTCAAGCTCTTTTGCGCAAAATTCTTGCTGAACTTTAATCTTTCCAACTGTGATGGTTCTCTTTGAGAAGCCAGTCTTACCTGATGCGTTAAACGCACAAGCGGTGTCAGCTTGGTAGAACAATTCAGTTGTGATGTAATGCAAATCAGCAGTTGATTTGATACCTGTTTGTTTTGCGAAAGTCGCTCCCGTTTTGCCTTCGTAAAAAGAACGGATAAGTAATTCAAGTGATTGGTCGTTAACGACTGCAGGTAGTCCTGTGGTGTCGTATGCAAATTTTTTAAGTTTCATCTTATTTTATTTATTTTATTTTGTTTAATATTTCAGTTAATCTTGAGAATTGAGTTGCGCTTACTGATGCACTTTTTCTTTTGGCATCGTTAGCGTTAGGCTCAACTTCTTCGGTTTTAGCAAGGATTCCAACTGCGCTAAATAATGCGGTTGTCTTTGCGTTTAGTGCTTCAATCTCTTGAGCGTACTTTGAGTGGATGTCAGCGATTTGATTGTTAAAGTCATTTGCTTGAGCTTCCAATGCTTCGTTTACCTTTGACATTAATGCTTCGTCATTCAACGGGCTTTCCTCTTCAGGTGTTGATACTTCTGCAATAACTCCATCCATTACAGTAATAACGATGTCGCCTTCTAAAGTGTGTTGTCCATCGGGAGCAGGAACTTCGCTACCGTCAGGTAAAACCAAAGTAACTGTTTCGCCAACTGCGATAGTACCTTTTACAATTCCGCTACCGTCCAATAAGCTTGTTTCTACAAACTCGATTGCAGGAGCTACGGGCGTTTCTTCAGAAAAAACTTTCTTAAGTTGATTCGTCAAGTCTTCGCCTAAGACTTTTTTTAATTTATTAAATTCCATATTCGATATTATTTTATTTTTAATGTCTTCGTATTCTTTTTGCTCGGCTTCATCTACTTTCTTATCGTTAAAGTAACCCTCTACCGAGAATCCTCTTATCTCTCCACTCTTTGCCATCTCCCAAACCGCATCATCTTCTATTTTAACGTATCCAAACCATGAGCCGTCGGGTGCAGGAGTGAAGTTTTCAGGTGTTTTCATCCCTAATTTGCTATCTATTATAAAGTGAGATAACAAATAAGCACCTTTAACGGGTAAATTATCGTCATGATTAAGGTTAAAACTTAGTGGTTTGCCACTCTTAGCCAACTTATTTACAATTCTTGCGATGCTTTCTGCGGTAAATTTTACATAATATTCCGTTCCGTCCTCATCTTTGCGGTAAATAGGTTGTTCGGCAATCATTAAGAAGCCACCTAATATCTTCTTTTCTTCATCTACAACAGTAAACTTGTGTTCGATTGCAGGTTCTTCAGCAGAAAAGGTGTGCCAATTACGCTCAATGGCGGGTTGCAAAACTAAGCCAACTGCGAATACTGAGGTTTCATCCTCCAAGTTCTCGTCAATGTCCAAAACATATAAAGGTAGCTTCATTGATTATATAATATTTATTTAATAGTAAGATACAATATAGAGTTAAATCAAAGTTGCGTTGTGTCTAATCTTCGCCACCCTACCTTGAGAATCGGTTATGTCTTTTTCTAACACATAGACTCTTTGGTTTGGATTCATTGCAGGTCGGTTGCTTTCAAACTTATCCATTCTTGGAGGTTGACTTGAGATTGAACCACCACCACCACCCGAACCACTTGGAGCAGATGTTGAACCTCCGCCACCTAAAATACTCTTTGCTTTATTAGCCGCTCCTAAAATTGCTGCAATTTGTGAAGCATAAAACACGGGCATTGTAAATGGAGCAGCAGGACCAGTAGCGGCAGCACCTTGCTGAGCTATTCTTAAACCTGACATAAAAGCGACTGCCGTGTCTGTTGCTATTTGTGCTAAGGCTAAGGCTTTTCCTGCATTGGTATTTTTAAATTGTTGACCTAACGCCAATTCGCCTAAAGCATTTAACGCTAAATAAGAATCATTTACGATTGCTATTTTAGCATTTTCAATGTCTTTTTTGTCTTGTAATGATTGGAGAGCAGCTTGTTTATCTAACTCAACTTTTCTATCTGCTGCATCTTGCTCGGCTTGGACTTCTGCTTCTAACTGAGCCATAAGCTCTGCCATCTCTTTCTCGCCTTGTATTCTTACTCTTTCGTTTTGCCTTTCCTCTGCTGCGTTTTCTTCTTCAAGTGCAGCCATCAAATCTGACATTTCTTTTTCAGAAGCCGCCTTTTTTTCTTCTTGTCTTTTCTTAGCATCGGCATCCCTTTTCTCTTGAGCCTTTTTATTATCTGCGTCTGCCTTATCTCTAATTCCTTTTTTATAGGATTCGTCAAGAATGTTCATTTCATTCTCATTGTCTTTAAGTTCTTGCGTTCTTTTAATGCTATCTCCTAAAGAACCAATTTGGTCATTTATGTCTTTTCTTTCCTGCTCTTTTAGTTTTTTACTTGCTTCGTATATTTGCTTTTCACTTGCTCCCTTTGCAATTAATAAATCCAATTCTCTTTTAAGT